ATGATCTTGATAAAGTAAAAACCCTGCACATTGGGGCTTTGTACCACAAACCAATGATTGAGATCGTTCCCGACTCTCTCATGGCTCCAGCAGTCATTAAAGACAAGATTTGCAACATAAGAATGGATTACCATTACTCTGAAACTAATCTTATTCGTTTAGCTTCGATTAGTTTTCTCAACATCATCACCAATAAAGAAATTCCAATCAACGTTATTGACGCGATCAAATCTAAGATTCACGGCATCACAATTATCGCCAACGATTCAATTACGCTTGAATACCTCAAGGACGTTAAATCACTTGGAATTAAAATTGATTTAATTGCTAAAGATGATGAGAATTGGGGAATGTTGGCCGAGAAATTCTTTGATTTTGGTTTAGAGAAAGATGAAGCTTTCGATAAAAAATCCGTAAAAGCTATTGACATGATAGATGAAACGTGTTTGTTTTCCTCTGAAAAAATAATCCTTTCAGAAGAAAAAGTATTTGCCAGTAAGTTAGCTTGGAAAAATAACCAACCAAAGCTTGACAGATTGGCGAAAGTCGTAGATGACCCTGTCTTCTGGGAGGAATTAGATCACTTCCACATTATAAAAGATGAACGATTCAAACACAAAACCATTCAACAAGCCGACCAATCGTGATGAACGAGGGTTGTTAAAAAACGTAGATTATATTTTCAATCAAGATGGCTCCGTCAACTGGCGAGCTATGGTCAAGCCAGCGCATCTCTATCCAAATAGAGGCGCGTTTGAGCGTTTTGGTAAACCAGTTCCAGATTCTATCGAAGGATTAGAAGATAATAAGCTTCTGATCAAGCTTTCTGGAATTAAAGAAGTCGCCAAACTTCGTGGTTATAGCAGGATTTATTATACTTTCCCTAAACTCGAAAAAGATTATGTAGTTGCTGTATGTTCCGTAGATTGGATTTCTAATTTTGAAAGCACCAATCAAATTGCTGGCGAAGATAGTTGGGAAGCTTGTTCTTACATGGATGTCGCTAACGCTACATCTGAAAATACCGACGGTTTTGGCCAAAAGTTTTTAGAAACTATCGCAGCTAATCGCGCTTTCGTCCGCGCAGTTCGTAATTATCTTGGTATTCATATCGTTGGTGAAGATGAAATCGACAAGAAAGGTTCTGGCAAAGTTATCGTTGCCAGTGAACAATCTAGCGATATTACGCCGCAAGGAGTTTTAAAGAATAAATTCAGAGACTCCGAACACAACTCTGGTGGCGACGAATTTGAAAGCTTCAAAACTTTCTTACGCAGTCTTTGGAAATCCGAAACATATCGTAACGAAGACGCTTCTAAATGGAAGACTTGGACCGATATTCCAGTTAAAGAAGCTCGCGCCTTAATTAAGTTTATCTAATATGGTCAAGAGAATAGTTAAAGCTTCTGAGCTTAAAGGCATTCTTGATGAAATGTCTTTGACCGAGCGGGTGCAAAACATCTGCAAGATTCAAAAACATTGGGGAGCAGAGTGGAATTTAGACTACCTAAAAGATAGGTTAGTTACCGCTCTGCTCAACCTCAAAGATGACGCTGTTTTCTTTGTTTATTTCAGGGATGGAAAGCCTAATTCTATTTTCGCTGGCTATGTCTCGTCCGATTGGGTGAGCGGCAGAAAAGGTGTGCAAGAAATCATTTGGGTTACTTGCGGAAAGTCTTCTTTTGACGGTATTAAGGTAATTTCTGCCGTAGAAGAATTTATTCTGCAAAAAGACCTTGACTTCTTAAACTGTTCCTACATTAGTCATGGCGGCGACCCTAGAGTCCAGATGTTTTATATGAACAATGGATTCAATGTGGATACACTCAATTTCGTTAAGAACTATAAATAGTTTCTTAAAGGATTTTGTTTAAAATTAACGTCTGTTTAACCTGTAAATTATCTTACCTATTTTGGTTTCAATATGAAAAAATTAATGAATGTAAAGAAAAGAAGCGGCGAAGTTGAAAAATTCGATGCTGACAAAATCAATAAAGTTTTAGCTTGGGCTTGCGAGGGTATTAGTAATACTTCTTTTGAGGAAGTTGGTATCAATGCAAACCTATCTTTCTTTGATGGAATATCTTCCAAAGATGTTCACAATACTTTGATCGAGTCTGCCGCTAATCTTATTTCCGAGGAAAAGCCTCAGTATCAATACGTTGCTTCTCGTTTGCAAAACTATCAGCTTCGTAAAGAAGTTTGGGGTGGCAGAAACGCGCCAAAACTTATTGATTTCGTAAAGGAAAACATTAATTCGGGCATTTATGATGCTGAGATTCTTAAGTGGTACGATGAAAGAGAGTTCCATAAGATTGACGAGTATTTAAAACATGACCGTGATTTTTCGTTCACTTATGCTGGTATTAAACAGTTGTGTGAGAAATACTTAGTTCAAAATCGCACTACCAAGAAAATCTACGAAACACCGCAGTTTGCTTATATGCTGATTGCTATGACTCTGTTTAAGAATTATAGCTCAAACAGACTCCAGTACGTTAAACGTGCCTACAATTACTTTAGCCAACACAAGATCAATCTTCCTACGCCAATTATGGCGGGCGTTCGCACAACTTTGAAGTCTTACGCTTCGTGCGCTTTGTTCACTGTTGACGATACATTAGATTCGATTTTCGGTAATAATACCGCCGTTGGCCTAGCTACCGCCAACCGTTACGGTATTGGCATGAATATCAGCCGTATTCGCGCTGTTAATAGCCCAGTTAAAGGCGGCATGGTCAGTCATACTGGCCCAATTCCGTTCTTGAAGATGTTTGAGTCCACCGTTAAGTCGTGCCATCAAAACGGCATCCGTGGCGGCTCTGCAACCGTTAATGTTGCGTGGTTCCATCACGACATTGAAGACATTATGGTTTTAAAGAACAACGCTGGCACAGACGATAATCGCGTTCGTAAGCTCGATTACTGCATTGGCTTTGATCGTTTGTTCTATGATCGCGCCATGTCCAACAAGACAGTTACCCTTTTCTCGTACCATGAAGCTCCTGAACTGTGGAATAACTTTGGTATGGAAGGCTTCAAAGAGCTTTACGAAGCCGCAGAAAAGAACAATAAAATTAAATTTAAAAAGGTAGTTAATGCTAGAGATCTTCTTTTTTTGTTCTCTAAAGAACGCGTTGAGACTGGCCGCATTTACTTGATGAATGTTGACCATGCTAACTCTCATGGTTCTTGGACTGAACAAGTTGATACTGCTAACCTCTGCTTGGAAGTTAACCATCCTTTAACTGCAATCAAAGACGTTAATGATAAAGACGGCGAAATCGGCGTCTGCATCCTTTCTGCCGTTAATCTTCTGGAAATCTCGGAAGATGAAATGGAATCAGTATGCGATGTTATCGTTCGTATGCTTGAAGAATTGATCGACCATCAAAACTACTTTGTTCCTGCTGCCGAAAACTTTGCCAAGAAACGTCGCAGTCTTGGTGTTGGCGTAACCAATTTGGCCGCTTGGTTAGCTAAACGCGAAATGAAGTATTTTGATAAGCAAGCTCCTAATAAGGTAGCCGCGCTTATGGAATCTGTTAGTTATAATCTTATCAAAGCCTCTGTTGAAGTCGCTAAAGAAAAAGGTAAGTGCGAGAAGTTCCATCTGACCAAATTCTCTCAAGGCATCTTGCCGATTGATACTTACTGCAAGAACGTCGATGAGTTCGTGACGGAGAAACTTCATTTCGATTGGGAAGGTCTTCGTAAAGAAATCGCCCAACACGGTATGCGTCACAGTACTTTGACGGCGATTATGCCTGTTGAATCTAGCTCCGTAATTCAGTCTTCAACAAATGGTATTGAGCCTCCTCGTTCTCTTATTTCGTTCAAGCGTTCTAAGTCTGGAGTTATTTCGGTTGTCGTGCCAAATATTAAAGAGCATAAACAGCACTACACAATCGCTTCTGAAATGCCAAGCAATGACGGTTATCTTAAAGTCGCCGCCGCAATTCAAAAGTTCGTTGATATGAGTATGTCAACTAACCTGTATTATAATACAGCAGCTTATCCAAACAAAGTTCCGCCACAAACAGAACTTGTTCGTGATATTCTCCTCGCTTACAAATACGGCATCAAAAATCTTTATTACACAAACACATTCGATGGTGACACACAAACTGTGCTTGGTTCAGCCACCGAAGTTAAAAAAGTAGAGCCAGAAACACAACCAGAAGAAGTAGATAACTGCTCCAGTGGAGCTTGCACCCTATAAAAAAATGAAAACAGTATTAAACACCGTAAACACAGATTCTCTTAAACAGCCAATCTTTCTTGGCGAAGATTTAGCTATTCAGCGTTATGACCGCTTGAAGTATCCAAAGTTCTATGATCTATATGATCAACAGATGAACTTCTTCTGGCGTCCACAAGAAATCAATCTGACTAAAGATTCTGCTGACTATAAGAATTTGTCTCCAGAAGAACGCTTTGTCTTCGATAGCAATCTCCGTTTTCAAACGATGACGGACTCTATGCTTTCTCGCAGCATCAATTCTCTCGCTGATTATGTCAGCAATCCAGAACTTGAAATCTGCATGAATGTATGGTCTTTCTTTGAAACTGTTCACAGCAACAGCTATACTTATATTCTTCAAAACGTTCATCCAGACGCGACCAAGTTCTTTGACTCTATCTTAGAAGATAAGGAAATTGTTAAGCGCGCAGAAGCTATTTCTAGCCGCTACGACGCTCTCTTGAATACCAAGAGCGAAGACCCAAAGCAACAGATTTTTGACGCTCTGTTGGCTACTCAAATCACCGAAGGTCTTACTTTCTATGTTTCGTTTGCTTGCTCGTTTTATTTCGGTTATCGGGGCAAGATGGAAGGGAACGCTAAGATCATCAACTTGATCTCTAGAGATGAAAATCTCCACGTCGCTATTACTCAAAATATCTTTAAGATTCTCCGTGATAACCCGAAAGAAGGCTTTCAAGAAATCGTAAAGAAGAATGAAGATCGCGTTTACGAAGCATATCGTATGGCAGTAGATGCTGAAAAAGAATGGGCCGACTATCTTTTCTCTCGCGGGAACTTGATTGGACTCACATCTGATTCGCTCAAGAACTATGTTGAATGGCTCGCTGACAGCCGCTTAACTTCTATGGGTTACAAGAAAATCTACAACGTTAAAAGCAATCCTCTTTCTGGATGGCTGGATAGCTTCTACGACAGCAAGAAGATTCAAGTAGCTCCACAAGAAACAGAAATCTCGTCCTACGTTAAAGGCGTAGATAACAAAATGGATGAATCTGTGTTCCAGATGAATCTTTAATCCAAGTAGAGGTTGTCTCCTCTTGGGTCTATCCAAGTTCCGTTTATTTTAAAGAGTTCAACTCTTTCATTTGGCTTCAATACAGTTATGTTTTCACCATTAGCTGTATCTCCGTCTGGATTATTGACGTAAATATCGTGTTCTCCAATGTTGACGAAATTTAACGACGACCCTTCAAGAACATCTTCTGGGACAACTACAGTAGAATTACTGTTTGTATTGAAAACATGAAGTATGTCCATTTCTGCTGGTGCGATGATTTCAGGTTTTTCTATTCTTTGAACGACGCCATCGCTTCCTGTAATAGCTTCGCCATTATAATCAAATTCGACGTTTATTTCTGGTGTTGTATCTTCGTTAACGCCAATATCGTTCCAGTTGATTGTTCCTAGTGTTACGATTTTGTATCTAACATCTTGAACCATATCAGCCGCGTCAATATTACCTTCATCAGCATTTCCATTAAGAGTTTTCTTTTTGTATGATTTTGTTACGCCTTCTCTTTCTTCGTTAACTAAATAACCGCTACAAACAGCAGACATGATACCGCTACCAAAATCATCGTAAGGTAAGAATTTATAGTAATAGTCTTTTGATCTTTCTATTGATTCGTCGCTCAATTCTATTATATTAAGCAGTCTTCTAGTATCAGTCATTAGATATTCTCTATGATAGTTAGTTTTCTTTGATACGTCTGGAACGAAGCCTGATACATCTCCTGTGTATATATCCACTTTATAAACATCTTTATTTGACAAAGGTGAAGAACAGTTAAATACAATCTTGTTAAAAGAAACTTTTTCTGGTAAAACCGTCATAGCAATTCCAGAGAATCCTATTTTGCCTGTAGGCACAGCGTCTAAATCAGCAATTCCCATTGGATTGTTTTTAGTTTTCGGCAGCTCTCTTCCTTCATTTATTCCATAAGCTGTATAATGCTCTAATCCAAAACTTTCTTTAGATTTTGATTTATCAACATTCTTATTATAAAAGTCCAGTAAGTCTCCATATAGATTGACATAAGCCTCGTAGTCTGGATCTCCATCACCTCTGTAATTGATAGTAATTCCAGCAACAGAAGGAGTCGCTCCTTCTTCAATTCCATTAAATCCTGTTGCACTTAAAAATGCAGATACTATGTCTCCATAAGAAACATCTCTTTCGTCTTCACTTCTAAGTATAGTACCAGCACTATCTCTTAATCCAGAGCCAGTAATAATATTGTTTGCGCCACTGCACCATACAGCTAATCTTTGGTAGGATTCGTTTCCGTAGATACCAGAAAGAATTTGATACGGCGAATCTTGGTAAGAGTCGATAACTTCAATTTCTTTATACGAAGGAGGAATGTTTGTCGCTTGATAAATTCCAGTAAAAGATTTGCCATTAGTATCTTCGATTTTGATTCTCAATCCCAAGTTTCTAGAAGCTTGTACGTTTTGATAGTTACTTTGCTCCTTGCTTACTAATTTCTTATTAGCATTTTCATCTATTCTGTAAGAAAATCCTTGGTATTGTTTTACAGTCTCTAAAACCGCGCCACCTTCATTGATGATTTCCAAAGTTACTTTTGGAGGAAACTCGATAAAAGGATTGCGCCTCATCTGATCAATGTTAGAAACTATTCCGCCTGTAGGGTCAATATACTTCCATCTAAATGTTAAATCGGCTGATGTAAAGTTTCCTACTCCAACTCCAGTAAAACAAGAAGCGGAAGATTTGTAACCAATATTATATCTCAAGCTATCTGTATCAGCTGTATCTAATTTGATTCCACTAACCAATACAGAATTAACCGTTGTTCCATCAATCTGCAATGTTGGATCTGGTAAAACTTGAATAGCGATTGACGCAGCGCCATCAGACAAAAATTTGTAAGGAGTAATTCCTTGACTATAAACATCAATATCGTATTGACCCCATTTTTCGTTGATTGGTATAGTTACCTTATTTACTCCAGACGCTACGGCAAAAAACTCAGTTAAAGCAGAATCATTACTATTTGAGTAATCTGGTCTGCTTACATAAATTTTATAACCGTTAATAGGAGTGGTTGTTACTTGTTGCCAAGTGATATCTAATCCAGTTCCTCCGTATATTCCTGTATTTGTGATAGCTGATACTGGATCTGGCTTTATGATTTTATCATAAGGCGAAGTAACATATTGGCTTGGTGAATTATCTGCGATTTCCCTCTCTACAAAGTTTTCTTTATCCGGCATATACTGCAATCCAACAATAGCGTACTGATTAGCCTCTTCTTCTTTTGTAGCGATAGTTTTATAATATTTAGGTTCAACTCCCGAACCACTTAATACATAACTGCTTCCAGCTGAAAGTAAATCTAAGTTTCTGGCTGACGTATCTACGTTTAAATTATAATAACCAATAGGATAACCAGTTCCATATACTAATCCGCTATAACCTAAACCCAAACCTTCCGCTAGCGTAGCTAAATTACTTTCTCCAAGTGGTCCTCCTCCAACATGAATTTTATTTATGCCTAAAGAAAGGAATGTTCCAGTAATATGAGCAGTTGTTAATTCTGTTGTGATCGGTATTTTTTGACCATTTTGTTTTACATAAAAGTTTTTCGGGAATCCGTATGTTGAATATCCTAAAGAATTTCCAGCAGTCCATTTATTCCCAACTTCAAATGTAGTTGGCGATTTATGATCTTGAACACACAAATAAACATTTCCATTATTCTTTACTCTGTCTCCAACTTTGTATGCGAAATCAAATGTCCAATCTTTAAGATTCGTTGCTTGATTATTTCCAATGTCAGCTTGAGAGATTGTGTAGTATGGGCGCAGCTTACTCAAAGCTAACAAATCTCTATAATAGAACGTCAGACTTCCTTGATCACTCAAATTTTTAGAAGCTCTTTCAATAATTCTGTATCCACCTTTGACAAATGCAGCCGCATATCCGAAAGAAGTCGAAGTTGCAGATATATTTTTACCAATTTTAAATACCTCTGTTGCTGCAAGATTTTTCCAATTAGCGTTAGAAGCGGCGTATGAATTACTAACAACCGGGCCTCTTGTGAATATAGCTATTACATTGCCAGTTACCGCAGATGTATATATAGAAGAACCCCATACATCATCTAAATTAGATACTGTTGCAGAGTTAATTCTAGAACCATCAGTAGCAGATATTTCTGCGATAGCGACAGCGTTAGTATTTACTTCTACTTGAGCGGAGCCATTTGCATAAAAGAACGAATTCGATCCATTAAGCTTATAGTCTATTTTGCCTAGCCAGTTATTTGATACAGGAGCAATTAATTGACCTGTTCCAGCTTCTCCAATTAAGTCAATATCAAGTCCAACTTCATTAAATACTCCAGTTACTTGTTGATAAGATAAAGTGTCCCAAGTTGGATTTCCATCAGCTATTGTATTTTCTGGAAATCTGTAAACGATTCCTGTTAAAACGCTATCTCCAGTTGTAACAGCACCAGAAAGTCTTCCTTCTTCCAAATGAACGTCTGTAATTACAGAATCCATTAAAAAATTACCAGTAACAGTCAAAGTGCATCCGTATGCATCATCTTGGACTTGTTTAATATTTAATTGTTTTAATTGACTTTGGCGTCTAGCTCTGATGTTTTCTAAAGTTCCAGTAAAATTACCATCAGAATCATTGAGCGCATTTAAATCAGATACTTTATAATTTCCAGATGGAATGTGGACAAATATTCCAGAAGATAATCCTTGCTGGAACTCTCCATCAATTTTAATTGTTTTGTTAGCCGAATCTACATCGAGAATTCTTCCAAATGTTCTTGCTACATTTTTAATTTCGTCGCTTATCGTAAATAAATCTCCGATTTGGAGATAAGAGCCTTCTATACCTGCGGTAAAGGTTACTACTTCTGATTCGTGCATAGAAGTTGACATAACGTATCTTCCTATGCGCTTCGCTTCTGATCTAGAGGTGCATCCAGCGGCATTAACTTTAAACGGATTTAATCCATATTTGACTATACCTTCCGAATCTTCGACGTATTCTACTTTTGGTTTGTAAAAATCATATCTATCGTTATAAGTAATTTCTACACAGGTGTAACGTAAATTTTTAGCAGTATCTTCGTAATTAAAAACTCCATCTTTTACTGAAGAATTGGCGAACTGCATTACAGCTTGTTTCGGCATATCAGCAAAGAACGAAAAGCCTTCTGTCGTCCAATACAAGATGCCTTTAAATACAGCAGAAATATCTTTTAATACATTGTAAGCTTCATCTTTGTTGTAGAAGATAATGTTACAAGTGTATCTTGGCTCTAATCCGCCTTTGCCATCTGGAACTCCTCTAAATCTTCCGTCATCATCAACGCAATCACAATAACGACCAATATCATAAAGAGTCCATTTATCTACGGCTTTAGAATCAATATAATTACCTAATCCATAGTTAGGATCAGTAATAATGTCATACAATACCCAAGCAGGATTATCTGTCCAAGCGATCTTAAATGTTCCGTCCCAATCTCCATAGTATATTTTATTACTGTCGTAAAAGTTATTGTCACAGAACTGAGTTAATTTAACGTCTGAATCGTGAAGCATACAGAACTTTGCTCCTCCTGTATCTTCTGAGAGTTCTCTTAATGTTCTTGTGCCAGAAAAATCTGAATCGTTATGAAAGTAATAAATATTAATGCAGCTTTCTCTTGCATGAGATAACAGCGTATCATAAGTATTTTCGCTCATTGTTTCTGGAGTTGATCCAGAAAAATAAATAACCTTTCTAACAGTATTCTCCCAAACGTGCTTCAAAGTTGATCCTTCGCTTGATTGTCCTACTGTATCTGTAATACTAAATTGACTTTTTCTTAAAAAGTAATTAGCAATAATAGTTTCATCTGGATTTGTAGAAATTTGAGTTGAGCTTAAAGCATCGAACAATTTTTTGTAAAGATTTGTATTATTCGCGCCATCAGAATCAGGAGTTTCAACTTCAAAGAACTCGCCATTATCCGAGAAAAACGTAAAGTTATTGATTATATCTCCTGTTTTTTCGTTAATTATAGTATTGGTCCCGTTTGATGTTTGCCAGATAGAAGCTCTTGTGTATTTATATCCAGAAATTACTTTAGAAAGTATATCTTTTAAATTTCTTTTCAATAAAGCTCTGGTTGCAAAATTCATATTTTGATCAACCATGAATACAACGTCTAATGTATTTGGGTCTGCGTCATAATCAGGATTTGGGTAAACATATCTTCTATCTAATCCATTTCCGCCAGTTGGATAATAATTAGAAGGAACTTTGACCTTCTTCATCTTGACATCAAACTTTTTTGAAGGAATACTAGAAAACGTTCTAGAATCAAATTTTAATCCAACGTGAGCGGCCATTGGATAAGAGAAATTTCTATCTATAACTTCAATTACAGCTTCTACGCTAACTTCTCTTTTGACCAAAGGATTAATAGTCTCTGGCGATTTCTTTTCTATCAAAATGAAACGATCTCTTCCGTTTACAGACGGAGGCAGCACAATGTCAGCAGATAGCATTTCATTCTGTGTAATTGGGCTTGTCTCGGTCGATTGTGGTTCGTTTGGATCGTCTGACATAAATTATTATATTTTTAAGATGCTGTTATTGCAAATTTTCTTGCATTATTAGTGGTTCCACTTGCCGTTAATTTTACAAACGCATTGTCTGGCGATGTAGCCCAAATAGCTAAATAATGATCGTCTGCTACCGCTAGCTTACTGGTAATTTCAGATGGTATTTGAAAAGAAAATGTTCCTACATTATTTCCTTCAGCAACAATTTCACTCGCCAACACTTCCCAAGTATAAGTCTGATAAGTTGACGAAGAACGACCAAAATCAATTTCGGCTACTACTTTAATAGCAGCTTTTTGAGAAATAGTTGTATATCCACTATAAATAAAATAACTAGCTCTTCCTGAAACAGTTATAGAACTTCCTTTAACAAATGAGTTTGCAGCTAACGCATCAAACGTTTTATATGAAGCTCCGTCTCCCACCACAGAATTTGTATATACAATAGTATTTGGAGCTATTGGAACATAATTACTTACCGCTTTATCGTTTAAATCATATATAGTAGATAGTATAGCTGAATAATTTCTTGGGCTAATTCCTAACGCTACAACCTCTGCTTGTGTTTTTTGAATAGACATATTACGGTTCTCCTGATTTCCATTGATCTCTTAAATAATCATTCCAATAATTTCTTGTGGTATCATCAGGTAGCGAACCACCTACGGATGGTCCATTTCCATCATTTCCTGACATAGTTCCAACTCCGATATTTCTATTAAGACTTCCTCCAACACCCATGCTTGAGCCGTCTCCGATCATTAATCCGTATGGAGAATTTACAAAACCATTGATAACTATATTTCTATTACCAAGAATAAGTCCGCCATCTAATCCGAATTTAATATTTATTTCTAAATTAGTAGCTTTATTTGTGCCTAATCCTTGCTTTGGATCACTACCTTCGCTAACAGTATCAAATAGCTGATCTATTAACAAACTAATTTTTAATTTCTTAACATCTTTATTCTTTATCTTATGAATAAATACAAAAGGATCTTGGTTTTCGCTAGGCCAGCCATCACTACTTTTTGCCCAATTAACGAAATTACCACCTGGTCTATTGTTCAAAGCAGCTTCAGCTCCTGTATCTGTATTAGAGATTGGGCCTAGTAACTTAAAATTAGCTGGACGAGCTATATATACTTTTTTAAAATTATTTAACGGTTTTTGATTTTCAGTTCCAAAGTTGATTTCCATCATTACATTTCTGTAATTATACTCTCCTTTATAATTCATAACAGGAGTATCGTTCAAATAAATTCCTTTTAGCATATCTAAACCATATATTTTTTTGCCAAATTGATCAACCAATCCATAAATTGGACCTTCGCAAAGCAAATCAACACACTCAAATATAGATATTGATTTTAAAAGACCGTTTTGTTCGCGGGGCGGTATTAATTTTGGAGTAGCGGCGTCAGTTCCAGAGCCAAATGCTCCTTTGAAAAATCTATATGGATTAAGTATTTTCATGTATTATTCACCTATCAGTCTGGAATCGCTTACAGAAGACTGTAATGATTTTTGAGTATTGGAATTTAAGAACTTTACATCTATTTTTACTGGCGAAGAATAGATGGTTTTAGATGTTCCGATTTTAGCGACACATTGCCACTTTGCTTTATATATTGATAAACCAGATTTTGCAGATGTAGATAAATCAGAGCTTGGTCTTTCAGCCGTGAATCTAACTAATCGGTTAAATTCAGCAGAAGAATACTGAGAATAACTAAACAAATCTTCAAATACATATCCTCCAGAACCAGTTATCGCTGTATTGTTTCTGTAAAATACGCTTCCTATTGCTGGAGAACTCGCTCCTATTGAACTCCAGTTAACGCCTCCTAATGTAACAATTTTATATTTTTTACCAGCTACCATAGAAGAAGCTGGAATCAAAGATCTCTTGTTTGAGAATTTAACATTTTTCTTTTGAGACAAATCACTATAAGATCTATGTTTTAAAACAGAAGACGGTAATACTTGATACCCTGAATAAGATTCTCCGTCAAGTTTTGATCTATAATAAAT